CATGGCGGTTATTTAATTATNATTAGNCATGCAAAAAGTACTCAAATACAAGACGGTAAGGTGCAATTAGCACCCGAATTACCTCGTGGTCTTGGCTATGCACTAACTGCANAAGCTGATGTAATTGGCTATGCTACAGTTCAACGTCAAGGAGATGGAGATGATACTGAACATATGATATCCTTCATCAATTACGATGAAAGGACTGTTGGCAGTAGATTAAAACCTTTAGCCCACAAGAGATTACCGTTTAATTATGAGTCAGTACAAAACGAAATCCTAACGTATAGAGAGGAATAAGTATGGCTAAATTCAGACCCGAAACGACTCAAGGAAAATCATTTCTTGGCTTTCAAGAAGTTGGTATAATTGATTTCGTTGACCATACCCACAAGTATAAATGGGCAGATGTATGTATCGATGTTAATTTACAAGGCAATGGGAGTTTTCCTGTTGTTATGAGATTAGCCGGTTCATATGAAAAAGAACCCAATGGTAACATTAAGGACTGTTCTCTGTTAAGAAAACAGTATTATCTTTTTGATGCTATTGGTTTCACTGGCGGTCCAACACTTGATGGTAGTTACGAAGATGGTGATGATAAACAAATAGGTGATACTGATAAATTAGTAGAACACCTAAATAACGTATATGCACACCAAGGGAATCCATTAACTTCAGAACCAGAAAAGGTGTATTATGCATTTGTCTATAAAGAATGGTCAGAAGAAGACCAAAAAGCATGGACACGTGTATGCCCTAAATTAGTAATGAATGATTCTGATGGCAGAGTAGACCTTGAATCTTATGTTCAATTTATGAAGAGCAAAGGATTCATCAAGGAATATGATGCGAGCAAAGTAACACAAACTAAATCGGTTTCTCCGAAACAGTCTTCTTTCGGTAATACTTCTACGCCATTTTAGGTGTGGAGTGAAATAGCTGTCGGTAGCCCTCGGAAACGAGGGCTACTGGTTAAGCAAGAAGATTTGTCTACCTTCGTCTTTGATGAGGGTAAGAAGCAAGCCATTTATAGAAGTGTTTATCTTTACGATGATGAAGGCTTAGAATATGTGAAGCTTAATGGTACTCTTAAGGACTATTTTGGTCCACGGAGTATCGATAAAATTCCCATTGACATTGATAAAGGTCAAAACACTGATGAATGGACCCTTGATGTATTAAGAGGAGTATTATTCAACCTAAGGGAAGAATATGAAGTAGGTAATGATGCTTTACAACTTTATTTCTCTGGTACAGGTTATCATATAATGCTCACCAATGAATTATTTGGTTTTAAGAAATCAAAAGATTTACCCTTTGTCGTAAAACAAACTATGAAAAGTATGTTTGATGACATCGATTTAAGTGTCTATAGTCGAAATTCTATTATAAGGTTACCACATACTTTAAATACCAAGGAAAATCGATTTAAGATACCTCTAACAGTAGATGAAGTACAAAAGTTGGATGCTGCAAACATTATAAAACTTTCTAAAGAGCGTAGGCTCACATTCCCATATCATATATTATGGGCAGAAAAAGAGTTAAGTAATTATATTGTCACAGAAGTACCCAACATACGTGCACTACAAAATGTCGTAGAACCTCGGAATGTCGTTAGTTGTATTCAGGATATNTATAAAGATGGTCCTAAAGCAGGTAACAGAAACAATGTAATTCTACGAATAGCATCACACTTCAGACGTAATGGTATACCATCAGATGCGTGTAAAGCTGCAGTTATTCACTGGAATCAAGGTCAATTAGAAGAAAATNTGATTCTGGAAAAAGTTGAAGCAGTTTATAATGCTGGCTATCAATATGGTTGCAATGACCCAATACTGGCGTCAAAATGCAATCCACGTTGTAGTCATTTTAGACGTAAAGATTATACTGTCGAAGTGTACAGTGCACAGGATTTGCAGAATGAATTAGAACATAGATTGACCACTGATTTTCAGGGCAGAATCATTGACCTTGGTCATAGGTTTGGCTTAAATAGTGTAGATGCATGTGTCTATCCGGGGGAGTTAATGACAATATTTGGACCAACTGGTGCAAATAAAACTACCCTCGCCCAGAATCTGGTTTATGGATACGACCATGCCAATGACTGCATTCGTAAAGAATGGCAGATACCGACTCTNTACCTTAGTTTAGAGTTAAGTGGCTGGTATATGCANCGAAGAGCTTTACAGATTATATCTGGTCAAAGTAAAGAGCACGTCAATCAACACTATTATAAGCTATGGGAATTCCATAAAGATGAATTAGCCCATGTTTTAGTACAAACTGTAAGTCCAACTGTAGACCAAATACAAGACAAGATAAAAGAAATCAATCCCGCTTGTGTTGTAGTAGACTACATAGATTTAATTGAGGCACCAAGTTCAATACGAGGTGAATATGAGACAGTTCGTTACATTTCTCATAAATTATCAAGTATTGCTATACAAATGGACCTTATTATAATACAANTTTCTCAAATATCACGTGAATACTCGCGGAGCCAAGCATTAGATTTATATGCTGGTAAAGGCAGTGGTGCTATTGAGAATGCAAGTAGAAAAGTTCTTGGTATCACAGGTACCGCAGATTCTCCTGATAAAAGAGTCGACTTACTTAAGAATAGTGATGGTGATTTATTCGATTATGAAATGACATGGATACCATCATTTAGATTAAGAGGACGACATTTTGTAGAATATCCAACAAAATTTGAAAGGAGGCAATATGCCAACAACTAAGGACTTAATAGGGGATTATATTGATGCAGAAGGACGTAGAGAATATTACGAGGCAACAGAAGAATCAGAACTACATGACGAAGCATGTACGGACCTTACAGTAATAAAAAACTCTTTACGTAGAAAGATAGACAATGTAGACCATTTCCTTGTGGAAGTAGACAAACGAGTACATCTCGTTGACGCTGAAACAGAAGCTCTTAAAGACGAAATTGAGAGACTGAAAAATAGGAGAAAGCATATCATTGCTACAAAAGACTTCTTCAATAAAATCCTATTACCGATGGTAATAAAAGAAGTGGGAACAAAGGGTGTTTTCGAAACTGATACAGCGAGGTATAAGTTATATCAAACTTATGGTCCAGCAGAAATTGATTCAGAAAAACTTGATAAAAAATACAAAAATATGAAGTTTACTGAAGTCATTGATAAGAAAACAGCCAGAGCCGATGCTATGAAGTGCCATAAAAACGGTGAAGAACTACCCACTGGAGTACAAATTAAATTAATAGACCGAGTAAGGAGGTCATAGTGAAGTCAGGGATACTTTTAGATGTCTCTCTGGTGCCAAATGGAATTTTGATTAATCTGTTCAGATTTCTTCGAATGGGAATAGCATTTCCAATTGATGATAAGGGAAGCAGAATCAATATGACATTTGGTATCTGGAGAGCGATTGCAACCCTACAACTTGAGATAAGGAGTCGACGTGAGATTCAGACCCAATAGTAGAAGAAAAAAGACGCAAAAGGCTTATATCTTAGATGCGTTAAAGTCTGGTGCTAAAATAACCCCAATAACAGCTTTAAATAGCTTTGGGATTTTCCGGCTTGCAGCAGTAATACATGAATTAAGAAAAGAACATGAGATTATTACTGAAGAAGTCAGCAACAAAAACGGTGCCACATTTGCCCAATATTCGTTAGCGGGTAAATAAGATGAATTTGCGGAGCTATAGTTTTTGGGTAATCATATGTTCCTACCCCTGCATATGATTAGCTCCGCAAACTTTAAAACAGTTTTATACCCAGTACACAAAACATACTGGAAAAAAGCTGAACAAAAATTAAGAAGAAAAATTAGTGCTTTACGTTCTTCACTTAAAAAAAGAAGTGAAGATTCAGATGTAGAATTCAAGATAACATCTCATCAAATTCAACAAATGTTTTATGATATCTATGGTTCTGATTGTAAATATTGCAATAAGCAATTAAATATTAGAACTATTGCATGCGACCATATAATACCGTTATCAAAAGGTGGTCCAAGTATAAAGGAAAATTTACAACTTATTTGTAGAACTTGTAATACACGNAAAGGTCCACTCGATGAAGAGAATTTTCAATATATAATGAAATGGGTTGATGGACAAGAAGAAGAAGTAAAGAACTATTTAATGAGAAAATTGGCAAAAGGAGGTCGATACTAAAGAGGTTAGTATCACTAACCACTTGCAAANTTAAAATATGAAGATAACACCTAAAGAAGTAGAGTTACTTGTAACAGGTTTAGAACTGCTTTATGTCGTTGGTAAAGTGACAGGAGCTACAAGGGAAAATGGTGACCGAGCCCTTGTTTTAAGTGAAAAACTTAGAAAAGACGGTAAAATGATACCAAGTAGATTCCATGAAGAGCGAGATTCTCTTGATACTAAAGTTAAGAAAGCTCTTGGGTCTGTTTGGTCTTCAAGTAATATACAAAAGGAGTCATGATGACTAACATAAAACAAAGTTACACTGTAGTAGTTCAAAGTGTAGAACAATATCCTATACCCCAGATAAATAGGAAACCACGCAAAAAGCGTATTTCGAAATATGCTTTCATGAATCACCTACAAGTAGGTAATTCAGTTTTCATGCCATTCGACGTATTTCCATATGGTAGTGCTAATGCTGCTCTTACAAAATGTCGTAAAGCTGTTCATCCTCCGCGAGTATTCACTACTCGTGTACGTACAGAAAATGGTATCAAGGGTATGCGTATTTGGAGAACTGCGTAAATTATTGGGGCGATGACTAAACAGAAGTAGAGGCTGGAAGGCTTTCTATGAATAAGTTAGCGGTTGGTTAACCTCGCCCCATAATTTTATGGACTATTTAGACGATTGGGACTGGTTGTTTCCAAAGAGGGTGAATTCTGGGTATGCCTCTTACGGAAAACAAGGAGAACACCATGTATCAAAACATGTATTTCA